ACGAAGAGTTTTATTTTTTGCACTTTCCGCATAATCCAAAATGTCAAAAATAACTGCACCAAATTGGTCTGCTGTTGCAGTCGAACCCGGAACTTGCGGTGCATAAATAGAGTTTTGTGCCGTATATCCAACGGCTCCAGCACTAGCTCCATCACCCGTTAAAGCGTGAGTAGCATAAGAAGCTGTAGAAACATTATTTGTCGTTATGGCTAATTGAACTGCTGCCCCCGCAAAAGTTCCTCTCGCGATGCCTCGTATTTGCAAATGTTTAAAAGTGCTTGGTATGGAATTAAAAGTGATCACACTCGTAGAGCCAGTTGAAGTTACAGTAGCAATAGATTCATAACTGGATAAAACTGCGCCACCTGATCCAGTAATACCTGCTACTAATGCGCCAATCATTAGGCTACTGACCCCACAACAGTCCAAGCGTTTGTGCCGGTCTTGATGCACACAGCAGCCTTGTATTGAGCAACAGTCGGGGAAGCTGATACCGCCCCCGCGCTGGTGACTGTCGTTGTGGCTGGTGTGACCGCATTGATGGTGAGAAGTCCAGCACCAGTATTAAGAATTGTTACCGCTGTTCCATTAGCAATTCCCGGAACGGCTGCATCGGTAGGAATGCTCACTGTCTTGGTGCTCGCGTTGGTCGTAATCACTAAAGTTTGGTATTGATCCGTGGAAGCAAGCGTGTATGTTGCTCCGCTTTGTGAGTTGAGCGTGTATGCAACCAAACCATTGAACATTGCAGAAGTGAGCACATCACCTGTTGCTGCTGGAAATCCTGTCGCCATTATTTCTCCTTAGGGTTAATATGATAGGACATTAGTGCCCAAAACGCCGAAATTTGACCCGAGCACAAATCCATCAATAATAGGTTCTAAAGTTGTGAAGGTAGTCCGCCATTGGCTTGGTCGAATATCGTGGCTTACCCCAAATATCTGGAAAGTTTTTTGGAGGGAAGTGCCGTTAGGTTGTTGCTGCTTGATGGTCACTGGGTCAAAGTAATCCAGCGTAAGTGCGGCAGTTACCCCTGCTGCGTAGTTAGCTGTCGTCAGATCAAGGGTGATGCTGTCTGCTCGAATGCTGGTGTCCTTGCGGCTGGCAACATAAGCCTTGGCATAGTTCATCGCCTCATCAGTGGTCTGCATGAGCAAATCACTTACATTGTAGGAATGCTTGAAATAGGTGGCAATACTGGTTGCATCGCTGGCAGTCTGCTTGGCTAGGCCGGTAGCCGTCACATTGGCTTCATTAAATATCTGGGCATCATTGAGAACCCATTGCAGCGAGCTGTAGGCAATGCCAGTGCCATCATCGGCAAAGACTGTGGGAGTACCCGCTACGCTGGCTGTAGTGAAGCTTCTCTGCTGGAATACGACTTGCCCTGAGGCATCCATGTACAGCGCGCCATACTCAGTGGTGGCGACTGTCTGCAGGGCTGCTAGAGCTGTTCTGGTGGTCGCTGGATCGGCTTGCACTGTGGTGTTGCCGGTGTCCACATCCCGCATACCAGAAGGCCAGCCAACAGTATTGAGAATGTCCCCGATGCGGCTGCCAGTGGTTTCCCCTGCTGTCGCTCCGGTCACTGTGGTTACTGAGCTGAGGTTGAGTAGCTGGAAGCCATCCACTGCGCTGATGGTGGTGTAACTGACTTGGCCGGTGTCTCTGCTCTGGGTGTAGTTATAGCCGGTGATGTAACCGCTGAACATGTTGTACTCAATGCCGGTAGCAGGATCAACTGCGCTAAGTTGAATCTTGCGTAGAGGCTGCAAGAGCGTGTAATACGGGCTGGAAGTGTTCTGAGGGTTGAAGTCACCATTCTGGTCTGCAATCTGAATGTTTGCCGTGCCAGTCTGAAAAACATCAGTTAGCGAGTTACGGCCTCTGCGTACTTGAGCTCCCTGTATCTGGTCAGACACATCCACAATGACTGAGGCACTATCGGCTAGCACATTTGTGCCAAGGATGCCTGAACCAATCAGGAATGCTTGCCCAAATGATGCGCCAGTGCTGAAATTGATAAAACATTTAAGCGTAGGGGTTGCCATTAGGGTGAACCAATATATCCGGATGGCGTAACGCTTAATCCTAAGCGGGTAGCTTGGGTAAGGCTTTGAGCGATAATATCGGCAAGATATTGTTCTGATCCAACTGCTCCGGCATTTACATTTACATTGATAGTTGGGGCTACTCCCGCCGCTGGAATGTTGCTAATGGTGTTTTGAGCATTGACCATTGGAGCTGTTGCCGTTGGTAAGAAATCAGCTACTGACGAAGTTTGATTTGGTGCGGGCATAGTGCCAGCAATGAAATTTACTGGAATGTTCACGGACTTGGCTTTGAGTGCAGCTAGGAACGCATCAAAAGCAGTCAATTGAGTCTGCCAGACTGCGTTGAGTAAATCATAATTGCTCTTGACGGCATCAAACTGCGCTTGCGCTGCATCAAGTACCTGCGCCTTGTACTGGCGGGCTTCCTCTAGTCGCTTGGCGGCTGCAACTGTCTGAATAGAATCAATGTCCTCGGTGAGCTTAAAACCAGCCTTGCGAGCTGCTTCCTCTGCCATAAGTTGTTCGACAGTTTTCTTTGTTCCTTCTGCGATTTGTGCGCCAGCTTCTTGGGATTTCTTCAATGCCACAACTTCAGCATTGCGAGCCGATATGACTTGTGCGCTTTGTGACTTAATTAAGGCTGTGTTGATTCGAGTTTGCTTGCCCTGCTTTTGCAATAGGCCAAAAATGGTCATGTTCTGCCATACCCATTTGCCAGTATTTTTCACAATATCTGGAATGTAATTGCCCAACTTCTGAACTGCCATGACTACATCAGTGAGGCCACGAGCCACATCCGCTATGTATAGAGCCATGCTCTCAAAACTTTTAGCCAACCCATCAACATTGCCTTGCGCGCTTACTAGCCTGTTGATTGAGTCAATGAGGGCAACACCTATGATTTCTTTGGCCTCATCTGCTGCCACCGCAATGCGGCGGAACTTGCCTTCTGTGGTAGCTGCTTCATTGGCAGCGAAACCAGCAAAGGTCTTGCGTAATTGGTCAAATATTTTCTTTTGGTCTTTGCTCTTGATGAGGCTCTGGTCAAGTCCTAAGCCAAGGCGTTGCAAAGAGGCATAGTTACCATCTAATGCCTTTCCTAGGGCTCCTGTGACCGCCTCAAGGCTTTTGCCGGTGGCTGCCGATACATCTAGGGCAAGTTTCAGATCATAAACTGCTTGGCTGGCTGAACCGGAACTTCTCGCTAATCGAGCAAGTGCTGGGCGTAGTTGATCATCTACGACACCATAGGCTGATTGCATCGAGGCAATTTGTTGCTCGGTAGCGATAACGGCTGCATCTGTAGCATTAGCAACATTGGCCAAGGTCAGGGCAAGTACTCGTTGGCTTTTCTCATCTTCAAGCGCATTCTTAATGCTTTGTCGTAGTGCTTTTTGAGCATAATAACTGGCTGCTGCGCTAGCAATGCCCCAATACTTTTTAGCATATTTGCCAAAGAATTCTGTGTCTTTTGCTAACCCTTTAAGGTCTTTTCTTGCGGCTCTTGTGGCTCTGTCTTTGTACTCACCAGTAATAATAAATCTAGCCATGCTTTGCCGCCTCTGCGTTGAAGTCTTGCTGCAATTTTAGCTCAGCCTCATAACGAGCTCTTGCAATGTCTTTCTTGGCTTGTCCAGCATTTTCGATACCTGCTCGGATCAATGCTCGACCAATGCCCTTGCGTACAAAGTAGAATTGCTGCGCTTTATCCTTAAAATCTAAACTGGCCATTGGGTTGCGGCTGTACTGGGCGCGTGGATTGAAGAGAACTACGCCAGCTTTCTCAAAGATATTACCGGCAGGGTTTTTTTGTTCCACATAAACAGTTTGACCCCATCCATTGCGGGTTCTTCCTGTTTTTTGTTTCCCAGTGCGCAAACCTGAGCGCATCTGGCCACTTTCCCAACGGGGAAACACGCGACCTGCGTTATTGGCGTTCATGCCGTTCATTACTCTGCCGGTGGCTGGTTTTGCCCAATTGGTTAAACCTGTCGGCGGGCTGTCGGGTATGTAGCCGCGGGCATTCTTGCGGATTACTCCAGCGGCTTTGTTGATTGCTTTATTTAGCTTTTTGTAGGCATTCTCATCAAACAGCTTTAAGGCTCGTTCGAGGTCTTTAACCCCTTCTAGCCTTATCGATTCCACTGTTCTTGTGCCTTTCCTCTAACGCTCCCTTAAGAGCTTTGTACATCCAATAATCCATTGCCAATAGCTCGTTCGGGCTGATGCCAGTGGCCAGCGCGATCACTGCGACCTCGTAGGTTCTAGTGTCGCGCGTTAGCCATTTGGGTCATCAAAGTCCAACTCCACCAAGTCAATGGTGTCCAAGAAGCCATCCTCAAAGGGTTTCACCTGTTGAGTTTTCTTCAAGCAGAGCCATGCTAGGTAGTAGATGTGCTCTTGCTTTTCTTCGTTCCTGAGTACCTTGGCAAACCCACCACCAGCCCACTTCTCAAATTGCACTTCGATAGCGGGCGTGATGGTGTGGCTGCTTACAGTTCCATCAGTCTGAGATATCTTCAGCTTCATGGTTTCCCTTCGATTTAGTTATTAGGAAATCGTCTTAGCGATTGTGCCTGATACCGGCCATGTGACCGATACAGTGGCAAGCTCGCCAACACTATAAACCTGTGGCCATTGCGACACTAGGCAGGTCATTGTGTAAAGCGGGTTGCTGGCAGAAGTAGCTCCTGCAGCTGGCTTGATGGTAACAGTGGTGGTCGTACCAATGAGGCCGTTACCTGCAGTTGCTCCACCAATGGTCTGATTGACCTTGGAGGATGCAAAGTCTGCATTGAAGTCAATAGAAATCGAGCTGTTCTCAAGTCCTGCAATGTACTTGTGACCGCCGTCACCCATTGCGGTAACTTCTAGTTGGTCAAACTCTTGCGAGATGGTAACGCTTGAAACATAGGTGCTGAGATCAACTGAATTAACAGTTAATTGGACACCATTACCGAGAAATGTTGCCATTAGTCTTTTTCCTTTGCTTTCTTAGTTGCTGGTTCGATGTGTCCGTTCTCAACTAGATACTCAATGTTCGAGCCTTCCAGTTCTCCGGCTGTGACGATTTCTCCCTTGCTGTGGCCAGCAATAAGTGAATCGCCAATAACTTTGTATTCCATTTTAGCTCCAACTCGTCATGATCTGAAGTGAAACATCCGCGCTCATCAAATCGCCTGAAGGAAGCGTAAATAGCTGTGGTGCGGAAACTGTGCGTATTGTTGCATCGGGTTGATTGGTTTTCAGCTTGGTGATGCAACTCTGGATGATGTTCTCAAGGTTAATCAGGCCAGACTGATTGTCTATTGCTGGCACTGTAAAGGTTAGCCGTAGATTTGCCCGCGGTGCCAGACTGGTCTGGTTGTTTGTAATCTCTACGGCTGGATCATCCCAACCGACAATGACCGAGTTGGCGATTGGGGCGTTGGGCGGGAAGCTAAAAGTTTGGTAAATCCTCGGTGAGCCGGTATCGGCTACTGCTGAGGCGATGGAGGTTCTGAGTGTGTTCCAACTCATCCAACCATGCCTCCGGTGCTCATATACGGACTTAATAGGCCTTTTACTCTGCTCAAGAGGCTCATGCCCATTTTATAGGGAGCTGGCTGGAAATCAATGGCTGTAGCCCCGCCTGAAGGCGCGGTTTTGGCTTGAAAAATATCTACGGCAACAAGAAGGGCTGCCATGCAGATTGCATCGTAATCTTCCCAAGTGGTGTTCTCGGGGCCGGTGACTTTTCCGTAAGGCACAACAGTGCGCTTGGTTTCGGTGGTCAATTGAGCATCAACATAAGACATGGAATACGGCGTAGGCACTGCAGTGATGGTTGATGATCCATTGTAATGTGCGCCAACGCCATCAACGACAATAGTTTCACCCACTACCAAATGATGCGGGTCTAGTGTGTAAATTGTTCCGGTAGTACCAACGGCTTCTTTAGCTATGACTAACTGGGTATTGTGTGGCAAAAATGATTCGACAATGGCGTTAGCAGAATCCACAATATTTTGTAAATCTGCATCACTATAAAGGCTGCCAAGTCCAAGAGT